CCATCGAGTCAAAAGATTTCGCCAGAGAGAAAGTTGCTGCTTGGTTACATGGTACCGATACTACCGATACCTCGAACAACTCAGCGTCCTTAATCTTTAATCCGTCAGTTTCCTCTAGGTAATCTGCATCCTTGACTCGGAAACCAACAGAAAAAGCTCCAAGAATGCCTTCTTTAACAAGCTGCGCCACATGATCGGGGGCAGATTTAGAAATTTTAGCCTTTAGTTCAAGACCCTTATCAGTGACTTTAAGTCCTGTCGCGCGTCCGATAGGCTTGTCATAGTTATGGTTGAAAAGAATAATAGGATTCTTTTCAAAGTTGTTCAGTCCACCTTTAGTCCAAGCGTGTGCATCAATAGTGTCACCCGCACGGTCAAAGTCTGCTGTGCTTGCCATACCACAGATGTGTACTGCGCCATCATCTTCATCAAGCGCTTTAAAAGTAGACGTTAAGTTAAAAATCTTTTCCATTACGACTCCTTATTAACGGGCTTTGCAGGAGCAGCTTTAGGAGCCGCTGCTGGCTTAGGTGCTGGAGCAGGTGCTGGAGCAGGTGCTGGAACAGGCTTAGATGCCTCTACCAACTCTGGATAATGCTTGCGTAGTGCATGCAGCAAAACGCTCCATTTCTTAAAACTTCTCTTAACTGAAATTGCACTGATAGCCATTTTAGAGCCTACGGCTGCTACATAGTCTTTGTGATCAATTGTTAAGGGAAGGCTAAACTCTTTAAAATGTTGGGAAGCCATTTCCAAAACTGTTCTTTTAGCTCGTAATCCCATTAGTTTTCCTCCGTTTCTACAGGTCTTCCCCCTTCGTCAGGGTTCGCCGCACTTCCAGCAATATTTGCTGGTACTCTAAGCTCGTCATATCCTTCCATACCTTCGAAGCCTAAAGCATCTCTCGCTTCATTAGGAGAGATAATGCCAGTATTTACAAGAGCTGAGTAGTACTGGGCTTGGTCTCTTAGTTCTGGTTGTAAGGCGGGGATATCGGTAATATCCTCTGCTAACTTAAATCCAAAATATCTTTCCATTGCAAAGTTTATCTTTCTTACAATAGGAAGAATAGTCTCTAAGTAATACATTCTCATGTTTGGACGCAGGTTAGCGTTGTTTCCTGAGTCTAGCATAATAGGTGGAATACCTAGAGCTTTTAATATAATTTTTTCGTTGTCTTCAATAGCTGCTTGAAAGTCAAGCTCTTTAAAGTTTATATTTGATACTTTATCAATTTCAATACCGCCGTCCAGAATTAAAGGTCTTCGTCCGCCTGCATCAGGTCTATAACGAGCAGTCCAAGACTGAATCATTCTCTCTTTAATTTTCTCTGATAAGGTGTTTGGTGATTTAAGAACTAATCCTGGAACGGCTCCATTTTTAAAGAAGTTATCTTGAAAGTCTCTCATACTCTTCATAAGATTCATTGTGCGAAGAGCAGGCTTTAGTCGAGAGACTCCTCTGTAAATTGAATAAAACGAGTTATCTTTTATATGTATAATCTCACTAGGACTATACGTAATTATTTCGTTAAACGTAAACTTTTCGATATACGTACTATCACTCGAGTGAATAATTACTTTATTTGCTGGCAAATGATATAAATGTACGCCATCAAAGTAAATAAATATGTTTCCATCTAGTAAAAAGTCAGTAATTAAATTACGACGAAAAGTACTAATATCTTGAAAAGGGTTTGGCTCTCGATTAAGAAGAAGATCTACTCGAGAACGCTTAATTCCTTTTACTACGCTTGATAGCCCTTGTGAAGGAGCTGATACCGTAATTGGTATTTCAGAGGTATCATCAACAATCATGTTAACGCCCCTGTTTACAATTTCTAACTGTTCGTATGCGCGCTCGTAACTTGTAGTATATTCACGAGTAGGCTGTACTTTATGGTCATAGTACGGTTGTGCCGGATTTAATTTTTCCTCAGCCTCTGGCGTTCGTCCTATTATTCTATCATACCATGCCATGTTTATCTCTTTGAATCTCTACCCAGCGCATTTGTTTCTGTGCTGTAACTAGGGCTGGATTTCTGCCATACAACCTATGCAGTTCCAAATGATGTTTATGGCAAAGTGTCACTGTGTGATCGTACAGCTCCGCCCACTTATCTTCTATGAACTCGTCTCGCCAAATTACAATATACTCATCGGTATAGTGTGCCGGTCTCTCTTTCTGCTTCTGCTTGAGCCACTCTCTTAGTAGAGGTGCTAAAGTGTAAAAATGGTGAAAGTCAAGTTCTGTGTCAGCACCACAAATGTGGCATTCTGAACCTTTTTCATACTTTGATTTAGCTCGATCTCGTATATATTTTACAGGATCTCTTTTTAGCTTTTTCATTTTGAATTATAGCCCTTGTAAGATAAATTGTCAACCACTATTTTTTGTAGGTCTCTTTAGAACCCGCTCTGACTTGTTTCGAACGAATATAGTGCATATCGTAAAGCATCCGCCATGTGCGATGCTCGATTATGTTTTGGCTTTTCTTTCGCAAGATTTGGATTAGGGTCCCATTGATATTGATCAAGACAAGATAGTACTTCAGTGCATCGCTGATCGACCATCATTTTATCATTATCAACAACGCCTGCGACTTGCGCGATTCCATCTAGTACTGATTTCTTAGCATTTACAGTAGATATATCGTAGTTTTGTGCGAAGTCAAATCGAGTTTGCTGAGCTGCGGAATCTATGTAAATATAGTCGATATCCCACTTGTTAATTAAATCTCGAATTACAGCGGCATGTTGCTCGGTAGTCTTTTCCGCATCGAGGTATTCATCTAGTACGTAAAACAACTCTTCATCCCAATCATAAGCAATTACACAGAAAGCCGTAGGGTCACGATAACCAACGTCAAGACCAGCAAAGACATCCATACGACGAGTATCAAGCTCCTCGTTATTAGAGACGCATTTTTCGTGATTAAAGTTCCAAATTTGACCTTCATAAGTGTTAAAGTCGGCTTCGTACTCTTGCCTAAATTCTGAGTCGGACATAGATTTTTTAGCTTCTTGTATATCCATCTCAGACATGCGCGGATTATCTTTATAAGTAGCCCGTATCGAGCACCACTCTGGAAACTCATCATTAAATCCTCTATCGAAAAATTCCGCAAACCAGTTGTTCCTGCCCCGAGGGGTTGAAATAAAAATAGCTTTTGAGTTATCTTTATCCAAAGTAGGACGAAGTGCTACATTAAAGGCATCTTTGCCGTCTGCCAACGCCGCCTCGTCAAATATTATTAAATCATAGCTTCTACCTACACAGGAATCAACTTGGTTTACAGAACCCATCCGAACTGTGGAGCCGTTTGTCAGCTCAATAACTTTATCTTTTGCATTATCTTTCGCTACCTCTAAGTCAAAGTGTTTTATAAGATTTCTTTGTAAATCAAAAGAAATCTGAGACAGCGCGTAGTTGGGTGACATGATTAGAATGTTGGAGCCGGGGACTAATGATACTAGTTGCCCGATTATATTTGCGATGTACGTTTTACCTTGTCTACGACTTACTGCTGCGCACACAAAGCGATATTTAGGATTATTTATCGCATTTATAATTGCTACCTGAGAGGGTAATGGTACTACGCCCAACAGATTCAGGTAAGGATCTGTAGGCAACTTTAGGAAGCGTGTCTCAGATTGTAAATCTAGTATCTCTCCGCAAGATACATCTGCTCGACTAATTTGAACAGCCATAATTTAGTCCTGTTGTTGATCCTCAAGAACTTTTTCATTTCGTTCCATCCAATCTTCAGAGTTTGTATTCTCATCGTCTTGTGTTGCTTGACGATAGTAAATGATTATTTCTTTCTGCTGGCGAATATACCTTCGTAGCTCTTGTAAATTATACGCCATATTTTCGTAGTCTTGAGGAGTAAGTCCAAATACTACATATGTACCATCTTGCATTTTTTCTAGTCTTGCAACTTGGTCTTCAAAGTTTTTTTCTGTAATTACAAAAAACTCTACGTCTTGCAAGTCAATTGCTTTTGGTAGCGGAGGTTGATAAATTTCAAGAGTTTTGTACTCCGTTACAGTTTTAATAATTGGCTCTGGCGCAGGAAGAGGCTCTCTCATAGGTAAGTATGAACAGCCTCCAAGTAATGAAATAAGTACTACACTACTGAGAATCCGCATTTTCTACCTCCTTGCTTGCCTCTTCTATCGCTCTAAAAACTTCTTGTGTGCCGTTGTTAATTCTTGGCTCTATTAAGCCTGGCTTTGCTCTTGCAAGTTTTGTAAGATTATGTCTCTTAAATATAGATAAGTAATCATCCATCTCAGCTTGCATAGCAGTATTTTTTTCTGTTAACTCACCAACTGCTTGTAACTGTGCCTGCAAGTTATTTTCTGAGCGCTCTCTTGCTGCTTTTTCACTTTCGAACGCAGTTTCAAGTCGCATCGCATTTTCTTTAAGAGTTACAGCATTGCTTTCTAATCGAGCAATTATGGCGTCTTTCTGACTTACTACAGTAGTATGATACGCATACCCCGCTCCTGCAATAAGTAGTATAATTGGTAACATCTTTAACATCGCAAACATTACTTCACCTTTTTAATCTGGTAATTAAACGCTTCTTGCGTTCTTAACTCAAAAGGTTCTCCAGATATAAGTTTTCCTTTTAAGTGTTTGGACTCGCATTTATCAAGCCATTTAAATTGATACTCTGTTTTCTTTTGCGGGTCTATCCATATGGTGACTTCCCACTCATTAAAGAAAAAACTAGCAATCCAGCGTAGCGGCCAGGAGACAATTTTCAATAAAATTTTCCCAGCGCTTTTCAATTTCTTCCCGCTCTTTGTAAGTAGCATATAGTGCTTCCTTTAAACTATCTGGTGATTCGTGGTATTCTTTCCACTCTTCCGCAGTCATAAACTTCTTTTTCGGGTATGACACTCCTAGTTCAAAACTATAGTATTCCTGCCCAGTCACCAAATCTTCGTGCATTTCAAGATTTGGTGCCATTGCCACACAACCGCTTAAAAACAGTAGGGGCGTTACTTTTTGCCAGACCACGCTTGAGCACCAAAGAAAGCAGCTACAATACCAGCTACCGAAACAAAGTAAACTGAAGCCATAGCTCCTAGTATTTCTGCTGCTTGATGTAAGTTTAACATCTCTGTTAACATTACAGTGGCAGGATAAAGAAGCATACCTGCAAGCGCAAACCAAGTCATATTTCGCTGAGCATCCCTCATTGCATCAAGGTCTTCAAGCTCTTTACGACGAAATTCAAGATACATTCGTTTTTCTTCGTCGTCTACTTTATTATCTCCATTTACATCTGCTGGATGATACCCTGCTTTTTCAATTTCTTCACTCATTACTTTCTCCACGCGGACGTAGCAAGTTTAAGTGCTACGTCTTGAGGAAGATAGAACCAGTAATACTTCTTATGTCCTAGTTTTGCCATTTCCTCCCAGGACACAAATTTCTTTGTCCAGTTGTCAGCCCACATATCGCCAAAGCGAAGAACTGCGTGCCCACCACCATTTTTTGTAATTACTCTACGAATTTGTGCTTTTCCGGATATAAGATTCCACCAGAACTTTGACATAGACTTACCACTAATAAGGTAGAGTAAAGTAAGAGCATAATCTTCGCAGTCACCTACATAGGGATGCTCTTTCATAATCTGCCAATGCTCACGTTTTGCATACTGGTCTATATCATACTTGTATGCCCAGCTTGAGTTTAATTCTTCTAGTTCACGTTCAAACATTACCATTTTACCTTGTCGGCCCAATAAGCTGCGCTCATTTTGCCCTTTGCAATGTTTCTGCGGTGACGTGCTTTGAACGATGCACGCTTTCGCTTCATTGCTTCGCTTTCTCCAGCCTTCGGCTTACCTGCTGTTTTAGCTCCTTGCTGCCCAAATCGAATCGTTTTGACTTTGTCACCTACCTTTGCTACTACAATATGGGACTTCTTCGGGTGACCTGGAGTACGCTTTGGTTTATTGTACCCCTTTACTTTTGCACGAGCTAAACGTGGATCTTTCTTTTTACCTTTTCTTCTTACCGCCACGTCGCATTCTCCTTCTCGACTTGGTAAATGTTTTTACCATTGTCGGCTTGCCCCCTGGATTGCCAGCCTTACGCTTTCTGCGAATAGCTGACCGTCTTTCGGCTGCAGTCATTCGAGCGGCTTTCGAAGCAGGAACGCATTTTGGGTATTTTTTACTTCCCGCTTTCTTGCGTCCGCAAGGCATATACCCTCCGCCTTTTTTAGGACGGGAGATATCTACCCAGTTCTCTTTGAACCACTTAGTAAGACCACCACTAGGCTTGCTCGCCATCCATATCACCTGCAGCTAAGTAATTAGCCGCTTGAACAATTTCATGTTCTGAGACTGCTATTTTATTAGTCCACCAAGTAGGCAAAGAACCTTCTGCGTCCATGTTCTCAAAACCTATAAGAATCATTTCACAGTGTTGCATAATAGTTCTTATACTTTTTTCTGAAGACTGAACATCTGTATGCCCATCCTTGACTAATAAAGTTTTGCCATTCTCTACTAAATATATAGATTTCATTGTTATTTACCCATGCGGTATTTTCCGCCTCTAGCTTTATAAGTTTTTACTAACCAGCCATTTGCATACGCAGAAGGATATACCTTAAACTTACGTTTTGTCTCTGCTTTAACCCGTGCATATAACTTTTTGTTTACAGGCACGGGTTTTTTCTTAGCAGTTTTACGCTTTCTAACGGCCACGCTTCTTTTTTAGAATAGCTTTTTGAAGAGCCATTGGCAACTTCTTTTGCTTTGCCGTAAGTCCCATAGACTTCTTTTTCTTTCCGCCTCGCTTTTTGCCCTTCATAGGCTTTTTCTTTCCTGCGTGATATGGCATTACTCTTCCTCTGCGATAGCCTCTTCTAAGGTATCGTATTCCCGAACTTCGGGTAAGGGTAGTGAAGGTGTTTCAACAGGCATTTCTAAACCTGCTGCTTTATAAGCCTCCTCTTTAGTATTGAAAGTAACCTGTACTCCCGGCTGCTTTCTCCAAGCCCACTTATCGCCTTTTTTAATAATTTCCATAAATGTCTCCTAGGAAAAGGCTAGCATAAGTAGCCCGATTATTAGTCCTATGTTAAAGCCTATAGAACATGCAAAAACAAAATCTTTTAAAAATCTACTCCTTCTTGGTTGAAATTCATATTCAATTGGTTGTCTCACTCATTAGCCCATGAGTAATGTTACGATTACTCCTGCGAGGAAAATTATAATGCTGCCTCCTGCTACCATAATTCTATTCTCGATTCGCTTCAATCCGTCTTCAATATTCATAAGACGATTGAACGTAGTTTTCCAGCGCTCTTCACACTGAGCTTCATGTTGAGCCATCTCAACCTCAATCTCGCGCACTCTATCATTCAGGTCCATTTAGCAATTTCTCCATGAGCTTACCATAATTGCCTTGTCCAAACGGAAGCGCTGCATCGTTAATCTGAACATTAGTTTGATTACGAATATTAGTACTTTCGGCCTTGAGTAAGTCTGCTTGCGCTTTAATTTCATCCATACGCATTTTGTGTGCCATCTGTAGTAAGTCTGCTAAGTCCTTAGAAGAGTATACCCCAGTTTCCTGAGCTTCTTCGAGTTTACTTGCAATCATTTCATCTAGCACGGATCCAATCTTATTTTTGTTTCGATATCCCATATCAAGATATACAGTATCAATGTATTTCTTTACTTCACGTTTGTTCAGTACTTCTACAACTTGATTTTCGGGTACACCCATAAAATCGCACACAGCGCGAATGTTACCATACTGCAAATAGCAATTGGCAACCTCAAGACCTTCTGGCGATATTGTCGTAACTTCTTTACCCATTTTGCAATTCTACTCCATACCAGTTGCAAAGTCAAGGATTATTTTTACTAGGTTTTATTAAAATGCTGCTCGCCAGCTGAGTCCTATACTGTCGTTATGTATTACTACAGCGGTACGGGCTATAATTGATCCGAGTAAAACATTATTCATTTTATTTTCTGGATAGTATCCTATACCATAATATATTAAACCGGTTGCAGCTAATTGTACTGCGAGTGCTTTATCTCTATGAGGATTTTTTCCAAAAAGAGGATTACCCTCTATGTAGCCTTCGGTTTTTAACCCTTTTCGAGTTTGCTTATAGTCAATATAGGCTATGGTATTATAAGTCAAGAACCTCTTTTTCTCTGCTGCAGTCCAGTCGTTAAAGTGTCTAAATTCTGCGTGAGATACGCTAGGAGTCAGACAAAGGATTATCAAGAGCTTTTTGAAGTCTTTCTTCAAGGTCTTCATCTAGTTTCTCCATATCTTCTTCAATACGCGTTTCTACTTCTCGCATCGTATCTCGAACGTCTTTTTCGGTTTCTCGAGTGAGGTCAGACATTTCTCGAAGTCTGTCATCCATGTCCGCCTGCATATCTTTTACTCGTGCACTTGTAGAGTCGGTTATACGCTCAATACGAGTAATATCATCTTTGAGACCGTTTTTAATATCTCGAGTATATGCAATTGCTTCTTCTAGCTGAGTTTCAATTACAGCGTTGCGAGCTTCAATGACGCCTACGTCAATGTTTGCTACGACTTCTCGCATATCCATGTAATCTGCGTAAAACTCGAAGCCAGCCCAGAGCGCTCCTCCTAAAGTAGAAAGGGCAGTAAAGACTATTGCAGCCTTTCCGCCCTTGAATGTCATTCCAGCAAATTCAAATTCTGCCATTACTTTTCATTCTCAAACTGAAGCGCTCGAAGGTTTGCCACCTCTTGCTTCAGTCTCTGCACCTCCAATCGCTCACGTTCAAGTGCGAGCTGGTACAATGTATTACAGTTTATTCGCTCTTGTGGTTTATCAAGTGGTATTGTTATACGAGCGTATACGCCTGTGGATCTTCCGCCACTACCATAATTCTGCAACTGGTAGTCTGGTTCGTCTATGAGTCCGAGAACACCAAACTCAAGATTTGTAGACGAACCAATTGCGTTGGAGCAATCTTTATCGCCTATTCGAAATCTATCCGACTGATAACTCTGCGGAGACCCCGGTAGCTGCAAATTAACCGATTGCCCGAAAGCAACGGAAGGTAGCAGCAATAATATGTAAAAGAGTCTCATACGAGGCCTCACTTAATTTTTGAACAAACTTTTGATGATACAATGCTTTTTTGTGCATTTCCTTTTTCTAAAAGTGACCTGGTGCATATGTACATGGCAGTTGTGTCCTTCGGAAGAAAAATCTCAATATTTCTTCGACCGAAGTGCTCTAGCCTAAATGTTTTCTCGTTCGTTATAAAAGGTACATCTTTCCAGTCTTTATCAGTCACTTCAATTTTATAATGGTTTACATCCACGCGAGCATTCCACATTTTTAAATTTACCTGCAGAACATCCCTCATATAGGATTGCTTCAATTCCGAATACGTCGGAGTAAGCTCGTGGGCCATTGCTGACCCACTTACAAACAGGAGTAAAATTAAAAACTTCATTACAGCGGTATACACTCCGCCTGCACCACTGCAGTATATTGTCCCGCAGGAAATGACTTTGTAAAGCCATAATCTGCAGTTGATGTAATCTTAAACCAAGTGCTACCTGCAACGCTCATGTTATATTCGTGAGCATTATCGTAAGTCACTTTGTTTGTATCATAGTCTGCCATGAGAGTATCTGACATTTCTGATACTTGGACGTTTCCAGTCCATACTACTACGTCATCGAGTGAAGGTGCCGAACTAAAGTCAATGGGATGCTGTATTACAGCTTTGTAGTAATCCGCTGCAAGTACGTCGTAACGAATAATCGGCATTACACCACCGTCAGTTGGTGAAGTAGTAAGCTGATAAGGATTCGGGTTTCCGTAGACTCCTGGGGTTTCGCTAATGATGATACACTTTGAATCAACATTACCCACGATTTCTGTTTGTGCTATCGCGCCTGTTGCAAGAATCGATGTCGCCATCGGAATTACTAGTTTCAACATTACTTATTCTCCTGTTGACTTGACTCGTATTGTGAGTCTACCATTTGTCGATGAAGTAATTGTTGAGCTAGGTTACTTCGTCGAGCTTTCACATTATCGGCAATTTCGCCTCCTTTCAGTGTTACGGTGTCGAGATATTCTCCACCATCAATACCATAGTAATAATTTGTAGGAAGTATTCGAGAGGTCAGTGCGAGAGCCATTGCTTCTGCTACTGGGTCTATAAGGGACGGGTTATTTCCATCAGCCAGTAAGTCTTCCAAAGCATTATTGATGGCCCACTGTTCACGCCGCCTTTGACGCTCCTCTTCTTCTTCCTCTTTCTGTATTCGAGCTTTATTCTCCAAATCCGCTTGGACCAGAGGGTCGTTGAGCGGGTCGTAAACCGGAATGTCGGGTACTTCGACTTGCTCTTTGTATCCGGGACAACTAGGGTCTGACTGAGGATCAAAACATGTATCGTACCTATACGAGTAGACCACGCTGGCATTTTCTACGCTTCCTTCTCCATCAACTTCAATTGAACCTGGACCCCACAATTCTGCTGCGAGATTCGGAACTGCAAACTTTTTTCGTACTGAACCTCCGGGCAATCCTGTCCAGTCGTCTGCGTTTCGAAAAATGTATCCTGAACCGTCCGCATACTCGTTCTGTACATATACAATCATTCCAGTTTCGGGGTCTTTTACCGCCGTGTACTGGTACACTAATCCGTTCACTTCCAATCCAGCTTGGGACGGAAGTATATTGGTCATTACCCAATTTAATCCAAATTGTGCAGCGTTGTTCGTAGTTCCAAAAACTTCTTCAGAGTAAGAGGCCGAGGAGTAAAAGTAGCACGCCGCCAGCACCCATGAGAGTCTTTTCATCACTATTGAACTCCTTTCCTTCTTGAGCACTTTTTTCGGGCTCTTTCGCTGGGTCTACTTCCCACGCTGCTTTTGCTTCTTCGCCAATTAATCCATCTTTCGGACAGGGTGTTCCTGCATTCATCATCGCATCAAATACTCGCTGGTCCTGACACATGACTGATACCGCTGCAACTTTCATTCCCATATCGTACAAAGTTTTCGCGTTTTTCAGCATTTCGCAGTTATCATCCGTAATCTGCGTGCCGGTTGATACACCGAGTATCTGAGTCTGCACCGCACCCGCTACGCCGAAAGTACATAAGTCACTATTACTAGTATTAATAGTAGGACTTATTGCCGATGCAGGAGGAGATTTTAAATCCGTCTCTTGCTTTGTTATTACAGTAGATTCTGTGATAATTGGCTCTGGTGCTTCTGATTCCTGTGCGAACGCTGCGCAGGACAATAATGACCCAAATAATATTGGATAGAGCTTATTCATAACGTTACCTTACTTTAGGGCTGTTTTTCTAGTATTCTCTAATTATATGTTATAGGAGGTCGAATGTCAAGGTATATTTTTCTATGCTAGAAAATCTGGAACTGTTGGCCAAGTTACGTCTTCTAGAGAAAAGATTGTAAGGGTATTATAGCACGTCCCATAAGTCTTCTTTTACACCTCTGAATACTTCTTCCATAATAGGAACTTCTGGGGGATAAGACCTAGGCAGGCCAGAGACTTTTTTTAAATATTCACAAGCATAGGCTTTACAAAGCAAAGATTTTTCTTGCTGTATACTGCAACCTTTGTTTTTATAAAAAATACACCTACCCTCTATTGTTCTATATGCAGGAAAGTTCCCAGGGTCTTGACAAGCCTCTTTATCAGGAAAAAGGTTTTTTGCTTCTTCAAAGTCGATGAATACGTCTTTATAATTTATGCCCGGAAATTTAGCTTGTAATCTTTCTATCACTTCTTTTGCGTCCCTTACGGGTCCTATAACATAGTTTTTACCTGAAATATTGCAGCATTCTCCGTGGGCGTCTTTTATCCCCCCACAATTAGTACTACAGGTTGTTTTAAAGTTTCCAGCTTCAGAATATGAAGCTATTAGTAAGGCTGTGTCCATCCTGTTGGTTTTCCTGCAGTTATATTGGTTGAGTTATAAAGTAATTCTCCAAATGTAAAAGTTCCGTAATACTTTCCGAATTGTCGAGTTCCAGTAGAAAAGCCATAACGAACTTCAGTACTTCTAAACTCTGGTCCGACACAAGCGAACGTTAAAGGAGTCGCAGAAGCGCTGCTTTTAACTTCTGTAAACGGAGCCATTTCTACGAACATGTCTTCATCTGTTGATACTACGAGAGAGTTGTAGTTATCGTTATCGGTATACGGAGTATCATAGGTAAAAGATCCAAGAAGCCTAAAGCTGTCATTAATACTAATTTTACGACTATCAAAAATTTCATTTCCTGAAGAATCATTAATCTCTACGCCATAGTTTCCGCTGGCATTTAGTCCAGCTGTTTCTGCTAAAATAATGTATCTACAGTTTGCAGTGTTACTCCAAGTTGCTGAGATGTTGTTCTCTCCTTTTGAATTGCTACTAGAAGTCCAGCTTGAGCAGTACCAAAAGTAAGCAGTATTGTTGTAAATTGTTACTCTTGTTGCAGTTTGCACAGATGCTCCATTACTCACAGAGCCGTAAAGACCTTTTTGATTAACAAAAATTAAATAATTTCCAGAAGAGGGAAGAGCTACAGAAGTGCCGATACCCACATTAGCAACCACTAAGGGTTTAAAAGACTGATTTGTATCTGCTACTACATAGTCCCCATTTCCGTCGGTACCAAAAAC